TATCTATCTCAATGCCATTACCAGCTGTTTTTTCATTCTTATAGTAAAGTCCATTATCATCAATTGTTAGTAATGCTCCAGTTTCATTATTTAAAGTTATAACTCCTTTAATATCATCGTAATTAATTATGTAATTAGTATCTCCAGCTCTGTTGCTTAGTCTAATTACATTATTCACAGTACCATTAGCAGTTAGATTAATACTATTAGCTTGTACAGTTACATTACCATTGTTATCTGTAAATATACCATTATCTAAATACACCATCGGTACATTGTAATCTACAATTGCTAAATCATTGCCACTAATTACTCTTACAAAATCTTTGCTAACTTCTATTAAATCAGCTTCTGCATAGCGTTTGCGAGCATAAAAAGTCCAGCGTTGCGGGAACATTACATAATTCTGCAAAGTTAAGTTATATTTAATTAAGTAAAATAGCATATAATTTACATTAGTATCTTTATCATAATATATAGTCCCTTGCCAGCTCAGTAGTGGATGATTGTTCATTGCAGCAATTTCTCTTAATCGTAGCTCTACTAAATTATAATAGTTAGTTTCATCACTATGTCTCCATTTTTTGCTTTTTTTGTATCTATAACTATTTAGCCCTAAATCTTGCACTGCTGTAAATAAAACATTATTTTCCTCACTTTCACTAAAGTTGTCAATAAACGCTTGTTCTAATTCTAAATCTAATATGCCACTATCATTTTCAACGATGTAATCAATGCTCTCTATATCGTTGCCGTTGTTATCTACTAATTTTAGCACACTGTTATTTTCTATGTTAGTAATTTTAAAATTCCAAGGCAGTATGCCTACAACGTGCGTTTCTGTATAAATTCTAAAATAAAAATCTATTTCTAACTTACCAGTGCTCTGATTAGGAATTAGTAAATCAAAGTATTTACTAAAATTAACATTAACAACTCTATCATAGCCATCAAATGCACCAGTAAACTTATGCCACCAATTGTCAGCTGGTAAGTTATCTACCCAGTTACCATTGCTATCTAACCATTTGCCATTTATTTTTAGGTTCAGATCCATTTTAGGTTTTATCATACTCGTATGCACGTAACCACTACTACTATCTAATGTATATTTTATCGCAAAATTTATTAAAAATTGCAACTTTGTCATCGCAGTAAATATGTCTAACTCATTGTGATAGTGATATTTACTGCATAAATTCCAATTGTCAAAATTACTTTCATAAACTACGTTGCCATTACTAACACCTGTTATAACGCCAGCTGGATAGCTATACCATTGCAAATCTCCACCGTGATTACCACTGTAAATCAAGTTATTGAACTTTCCTTCTTTTACATAGTACGGCACATATTTTTGCTCTACCTCCTTAACTACTGTATTTAATCCAAATTCTCCATCTCCCCTCTTGTTACTATTATTTCCACCTATAGAAAAATAATTATTTACAACGCTTTCTTTTAAATCTTTATTTCTTATATTTTTATAATAACTATTATCAGCAAAATTAACACTATTTAATATAAAATTATCTTTGTTCTTCTCAAAATCTCTAATATTAAAAATATACCAAACTCCATATCTCTGGCATAAACATAAATTAAATACTTTTAAACATTCATTTATAACATCATAACAATTTTTATATTCATATACCTTTAATCTATTGCCTGCCAACGTTTCTTTTATCGTATAATCTGCAAACGGACTAACTAACAAGGTTGTATCTGCTTTATGCTTTAAAATGTTAGTATATACTAATGCGTCCCAATCATTTAGCATTTCATAAGCTATGTAATCAGTTCTATAGTTTATATATCTTTCATTAAAATTAAAAAAATTTGTTACAGGATTAAAACTCAAAGATCTACTAATTACATCTATCAATCCATTACCATATGCATCGCTATCAAATTGCATTAAAGTACTATCTAACTTGCTTATACTATCTTCGTAATCTATATTTTGCAATAAACCAAGCCCATCTGTGCAACTAAAATCAATAACTTGCATTTTGCTATCCTCAAATGTAATGTAATCATTTAGCATTACTCCTCGCCAATATAATTTATTACTATTATAAATTATATCTACCAAATACCTATTTTCATATATTTGTAAATCTTTTAAAAAGTTATCTAATACACCGTTTTCATTTACAACACTAAAAGTTACATCGCTTTTAATTATGCCACCTTGCACTATATCTATATTCTCTTTTTCGTAATTCAAAATAAAACCGTCTTGACCGTACAATTTAGCAGTCAATACATTACCTTGCGTAGTGCCTTCACTATCATATATACTTATTCTGTATTCTTTATTATATATATCTAAAAAATTAAATTCAAATATTTTTATCATCTTTTTTTATTTTTAAAACTTACACGTTTCAAAACAAATTCTAAATCTTCACCACGCACCCTCGCTGTTAGCTCTCCATCTAAATAAAAGTTATTTTTAGCCATCTTTGAAATGGGAGTTACAGCACTACCAGCTGGTAGTGTAACTATTTCCCTACCTCTTTCTCCTACAACAAAAGCACCACCTTTTGTTACTAAACCCCCTTCTGCTAATCCCATAATCCTATTTTGCAACGCAGATATTCCTGCTATTGCAGAACCTGCTGTAGCCAGCAAAGCCACTATACCAGCTGGTCCAAGTGAAGCAAATAACTTACTTTCTTTTTCAAAAATAGCTTCTATCAGATAACTCGCTGCAAGTTGCAATAATCCTTTGATAACATCAAATATAGTATTTAAAAATACTTTGCCAAAATCCGCTGCACCTGTCATAGCTGCACCCATCCCCTCTGCTAACGTCATAAACGTGTTATTTGCTGCATTCTTTAGATAATTCATTGTATCTGCTATCATTCTATTTTTTGTTATCATAGTGTCCAAATCATAGTTACCAGATACGATTGCATTTATATATTGTTCATAGCTAATTTTACTATTATTGTATGCGTTTTTTAATTGTTCGTAGCTATCTATCTGATTTTGCAAATCACCGTCTATATCTACTGCAATCGTTGTCTGTATACGGTTAACAGGAGTTAAGTCAGCTATCTTTTTTAAATACTCTTGTTCTAATTGTAGTGATAAAGCATTACCTTCTGCAATTAACTTATTTATAGCATTTTGCTCGCTTGCAGTTATATTTTTTTTATTATTTAAATACTCTTGCCAAACTTTTAATTGTGCATCTAATTCATTTTTTACTTTTAATCGTTCTTCTACTAATAAAGTTAGTTCATCTTTGCCTCTATTTTCATTTTCAGTTTTTAAAATTGCGAATTTGCTTTGCAAATCAGCAATATATTTATTCCAGTTGTCTAATAATTCATTAGTAGCTTTTTTAGTAGTATCATTAAAATTACTAGTAGCTGTATTAGTAGTATTTATGCTTTCAGATAAGTTGTCATAAGTGCCCATTAATTCTTTTATTCTATTTTCATAATCAGCTATTATGCTATCTAATTCTTGTAACTTATTTTTATTCACATCATAAAGACCTGTTAGTGCATTTAAATTTTGCTGTTGTTTTAATTCCTCAGTTCTTAATTCTTCTATAGAATTAACTTGCGAATTAGTAATGTTTATACCTATTTTTTGTTTTTTATTTAAATCATTTTCTATCTTACTTTGCTGATTTAAAATTTCTTGCCTTTTTAATTCTGCTTCTGCTAATTTTTCTATAAGTATCTTTTGCTCCTGCTCACTAGCCATTAGTTTTATTCGTTTCTCATAATCAGCGTTTACTTCTTTTAATATTTTAGATAATTGTTCATTAGATGTTTTTTCAATGTCTAAATTACCAAAATATCTGGGATATTCCTCCTGTAATTTTTTTAGTAAATCTTTCCTTTTTATATTTCCTTCATTATAGCTAATAATTTTAGATACAGTATTATTAATATGCATTTGCTCTTGCATTAGCTCTTTTGTGCTATTCTTTGTAGCTTCGTCTATCTCTTTCTGTAAACTATTTTGCTCCTCTAATTCTTCGTTCAGCTCTTTATGTTTACCAGTAAGTTTACTAATAACAGGCACTAATAATGTAGCTGCAGTTAAAATTAAACCAAACGGATTTGT